GTACTGAGGCATTCGACCTTCCAGAGATTTGACCCGCCCTACCGCCTAATCCGACGTCGTGCGTTCTCCAACGTCGCGTGACATGACCGACAGAACACCGAGCGCGTCGGATGATCAACAGTCAAGTCATTCCGGCTACCGCACGTCGAACACCAGTCCTGAACCGTCCTACGGGCGCGTGACTCCGCAGGCCAGTCACCCTTGTAGATGCGCCGTTCGGGTCTAGCGTTGCGACGTCGCTGCCATGCCAACTCACACGGTCGGCAACGGGTGCGGGGGGTAGGCGTCCCGCAATCGAGACACGCTCGATTCACGGCACGCCGAACCATCGTGACGATCTCGGCGCCATCCGGCTGGCCGAGCAGTTGCGGACTGCGCGCATCCTACGCCGCTGTCGTGTCCTGCGCTACAGCCCGACCCATGTTCAGCTTTACGTCAGTGAGGTTGCGGAGGAACGCAAACAGGACACTCTCAGCAACGAGCTTGGCGCACCAGGGCGGTACGCCTTCCTTGATGGCCGCCTCTGCCGGACCTTGCCCACCCATCGTGACGTGCTGGACGATGAGACCGCGCTTCTGGCAAGCCTCATCGCCACGGGCCAAATTGTCGAGTGCAGCCCTGAATGGCGAATGGAAGTAGCTGAGTGCATCCCACTGGCCCGTCTCGGGATCCCGCCGTGCATCGGAGCTTGACGCACTGCCGAAGATGTAGCCCTCGGCCTTGGATGCGAACCTCGGTGATCCATCAGCCGCCAGCATCGGCGTGCCGCCGTTCCGCCCCTCGTGCAGCTTGGACGGCACCTCATCGGCATAGGCTCGACGGACCATCCTGACCGCTTCCCGAAGATCTGACGGCTCGCGTCGATGCCAGTCCCATGAGTCACGGAAGGATCGCTCGCTCGGCTCCGCATATGGCGCAGATCGCCGTGCCAGCGCGTCCGCGTTGGCCTGACTGTCTGAGGGGCCGATGTACGGACGCTTGGACACTAGAACACGCCCCACAACAGGGAAATGCAGACGAGCACGACAGCCCAGCCGGTAAGACTCTGACCCTGTGCTCGAAACTCGTCGACTAGTGCCAGGATCAAGGCAACAACGACAAGCACCGTTGGAATGCTCATCGGTGTGTCGTCGTCCAGTAGGCGGCGTTGCGAGAGCGGTACTCATCAAAGGCGACCGACGTGATGAGGTTAATCCCGGCGATCAAGGTGATGAATGCAGCGACGTAAGGGGGCGTCCTGGCAATAAACAATGCGAGAAGGCAAGCGATGAGCAACGACAAGATCGCGTTGATGGTCCATGTTCCCATTGCGGGGGCCTCACGAAGATCTAGCCAGCCTTGCCACTCGTCCGCTGTCATGCTCACCATCCCGGCTCCTTTGGCGTGGCGGGCTTGCCGCAGCCGCAGTGGACGGGGATCACGGGGTCTTCTCGATCGTCACGTCAGGGGTCTTCGTCGTCGCCTCAAACGCTCCCGCCGTCGTCGGGTTCTCCTCGTTCGCCAAAATGCCGATGAGCACCAATACGAACGTATTGACCGAGCCGATCTGGACGGCATCGAGAGTGATCACGTTCAGGACCACTGCAAGGTTGAGGGCCGCTGCCACCAGGGATACCCACAGCGATGTGGAACGTCCTAGCAGCTTGCCGCTGGCTGTTGTTGCCATTCCTTCCTCCTACTCCTCGGGGATTTCGTCCGTCTTCACTTCCGGGTCGTCCGGGAGTGGTTCGGTCGTGTCGGGGACGATCTGATCGTCGGGGAGCTCAACGATCGGCTTCTCGACAATGACGCTCGCCTCATCGATCGGTCCGTTGTCCCAGTTCACTCCAAGACTCCCGCCCCACTGGGGCAATACAGGACGGTAGGCCGCACGATCCCGTCCGCGTACAGCGCTTTCGTCCCCACCCTTACGGCAACCCAGCCAGCTCCCGCCTTGCCGATGTACTCAACCGAACCGGTAGCGGACATGACTGTGACGACCGGCCCCGACGGATGGCGATACAACGCCTGATCCTTCGCTAGGCGGAAGGTATGCCCCTTGTAGGCGGTCAGGATCGCCACGTTTCGCTCCTTTCCGTTCCAAGGACTCGGAGGCGTGACGACCGGCGTGCTGGTGTCCGGGAGCATCGTGTGGGGGAAGACAGCGATGTTGGCCCGCCCGAAGCCCAGGCGGGACTTGATACCGCCCGACGGATAGCGCGCTGTGATGAACGCGCCGGCCGCTTGCTTGAGGAGCGATTCGGGATACGTGCCGGGTGAGCGCCAGACCCGTTTACCACCCGACAGCCGCCCATCCGCCAAGGGGTCGTGGATGAGGTCGAACCGGCCCATGAGCTCGTGGTTGCCGTAGAAGTTCCGCTGGCCTGAGTACGGGGTGAGGCGGATCGGCAGGTAGTTGACCTGGATAAGATACGTCCGGCCCGACTTGCGAACGTCCCGAACCTCGTCCCACGAAGCGCCATAGATGACCTCCAGCCGGACACCGAGCTTCGCGCAGGCATCCCGAAGCTGGCCGTGGTGAAGTCCGGGAGAGCTCGAATCCGGTCGTGGCTCGTTGGTGAGTGAACGGATCTTGGCTCCGGTGACGTTGATCCGACCGCACGAGTCGCATTCCAAGCCATCAGCACAAGCGTGGGCGGCGCAGTTGACGGGACCATTTTTGTCGATGAGCCTCCCTGTCGCATCTCGAGCGAGTTGGTAGCTCCAAGGCGAGGGGTGGCAGACATCGATCACCGGCCAATCCATCGATCAGGCATCGTCGGGCGCGGCAACAACGTCCCCTTCGCATCAACTGGAACTTGCCGTGGGAATGGGCGACCATCCGGCTTCCGGCGAACGGCCCAACGAAAGCCACACTTCTGGCAGACCCACTGGTCCGATTCCTCATCCCAGAGGGCCGCATCGTGACGACGACACGGATGTGTCATGGCACGTCCACCTCGCCATGTGTCGACCCGTCGTCCTCACGAAACTCGTCAGAAGCACCCTCGTGCTCAGCGCAACCCGCATGACAAAGCTGCGGCTGCCCGATCATCCGCGTCAGCGGCATGTCGTCTCGTACTTCGAGGGGAACGCCGCGCTTGTTCACCCTGTCCATCCGCTTCCCGCAACGAATTACCGCGTCCTCTGCGACTACGGACTCCACGAGGTGCCAGCGCGGGCCGATCCACCGCTCGTTGCCGTCCTCGTCAACGTGGCGACGTAATACCCCTTTGCGCTTGACCCAGTTACCGATGGCCAGCCCGCTCATCGGGCCCTCCTTCCACAGCGCGAGCAGATGCCGGGGTTGGCGTGGCCAGCCAGGGAGCAGACGAGCTCACGAATGGTCATGCCTTCGCCCACACGCCGATCTGATGGATGCGAATCTGCGCCTCGGACCCTATGGCGGGACGAACCTCGTCGAGCCGCGTCTCCGACTGGATGATCCAGCGCATCGGGGTGTTCGGAATACGGGACGTAGATGTACCCAGCACCCGATCATCGAGGATGAACCGGCAGCCCGTGGACAGCCACTCGATGACCGCGACATGCCGTCCGGGAGAGACCGGGACACCTGACCCGAAGTGATCCTGGTCCGAGCCGGACGTAGCACCCTGGCGATGCATGAAGGCGTCGATGTTGCCCGTCAGGCCACCTTCGGGGAAGTCGATCTCGCCGTCTCGCGGCCACGTCTCAGACAGGGGCCAGAGGAGCCAGGCGATCTTGAAACCCTCGGCTTTGATTGGGACCTCGAAGTCGATGAGATAACGCCCGTAGAGCTGCCCGAGCACCGATCCCAGCCGCGGGCCGAAAGCAACGACCGACGCCGGCCCACCCGCCACGGTCGGACCCTTCAACCGCACATCGGCATAGCCGTCGTGGACGGACAGGTTGGCCGCCGTGTAGATGCCGCCACCAGTGTTGTTGTGGTTCTTGCGGTAACTATCCGGCCACGTCCAGTAGGCGTAATAACGGGGGTCGTTGACGCCAAGCTGGCCGGCAGCTCGAGCGGTATCGAAATCGTCGTTGAAGATGAGTCGCCAGCCGAGTAGATCGGTCAGCGTGCCGGGTGACGGAGTAGGGGAGGGGATGGGTTCGGGGGTTGGTTCCGGCTCGGATGATGGTGTGACTTCGTTCAATAGTGCTCGAAGCCGGTCTACCTCCGAAGCCGTGAAGGTGTCAGCGGGATAAGTCACCACGTCATGGACGTGTGGATCGTCTCGGTCCGTTGTCCATTTGCCCCGCGAGTCGAGATGTCTGTGGGCGCCGGGGCCGGTCTTAGCCATCAGACGGCCACACACGTCGTGGTATTGCCGCAGATGCCGCAGCCGCGTTCCGGCGAATCGGGATGGATCTCTTCGGCGATCGCCGCACGGCGAGCGATTCGGGACAGTCGGCGTATCGTCAGCGGCAGCCGCCTCCGCTCCGGCGCGTTGTCCAGCGCCACAGCCATAAAGCGGTAGTTGGCCGCCACCTGGACGCAGAACTGGATCTCGGCTGCACTGCGGGACAGGGGCGTGACGATCCGGCTCACTGCCCGAATACCGTTCGAGCCAAGACCGGCCCCACGATGCCCGCGATCCAAGCAATGACACCGATGGCGCCAGTTGCCAGCAGGACACGCCGGTCCACCCGTTCCGCGATTGTCTTGGCTTCACCCGCCGTGACGGCTACCGCGAGGATGTCCTGCGTCAACGCCCTGCCCAGCGGGGAAGCGGAGGGGTCCGTGCTGGCCGTCTGTATGAGCGTCTGAGCCGATGCCACGGTTCCCTCGATGCGGGCGAGGGACAGAGCCGTCTCTGAGAACTTGGCCGTGACGAGCTCCCGGAGGTGGCCTTGCTCGGCCTTCATCAGAGCCACGTCCGTCTCGAACTTGGCGAACTCACGTTCTAGCCGCTCGATCCGGCGGTCCAAGGTCGGCTGACCAAGAGGGCGTGCATCCTCGGTCACGGCGCACAGGGAAATAGGACGCTACAGGCGCACGCAGGCTACGGTAGCTGCGGTTCTAGAAGATTGCGCGGTACTTCCGTACTAGAAGGGGACGAATGTTCTGGCAGAGTCGGCAGCTAAGCCCTGCCCATCCGCTCTGCCGCATCCCGGATTGGTCGTATCAGTTCTCGCCCAACCTTCAACATGGCGCGCCCTAGATCGCGCTGCTGAACGGACAACGACCCACGCCAAATCTTGACGTAGCGCGCCCGCTCATCCCGGCCAATCTCCCGGAACACGAGGTACGGATCACGGCAGGGGACCGCCGGAGTGCGCCACATGGCAATGCCCGACAGCACGCCGAGCACCATGATCGTGACAAACACCACCAGCTCCCACGTCACGGTGACCGTCATCCCATCGCCTCATTCATGCGGCCTGCCATCTTCACGCCGCCAGCTTATCGCGCAGCAGATAGACGACCTGGAATGTCCGCTTGACGCCGTACTTCTGACGCAGGGTGTGAAGGTGGTTCTTGACCGTCTGCTCGGAACAACCGATTTCGAGTGCCGCCGCCCTTGCTGATCCCGCTTCCAGGTACGCCCGCAACGCGCGCAGTTCCGCTTGAGTCGGCTGATCCTGGCGGGCTGGCATTAGACGAACAACACTTCCGGCTCCGCGCTCGGATCTCCGGGGCGAGCGCCGTTCCGACGCCATACCAAGCCCTGGAGGAGACGCAGGACGGCCAGGGAGTAGATACCGAGGAGGTAACCCAGGAGAGCGGCGGCGAGGTGGGTCACGGCCGGTTACTTGACGGGGTATCGGCTCCATCGGTAGAGCGGGTGGAGCGGTAGACGTGGACAACGGTGTAGGGTGGCTCGTCGTGGCGCCAGCCGCCGAGTTGTCCGGTGCCGATGTATTCCGCGTCGTCTGGGACGGTTTCACCCGTCATCACGGCTAGGAGCGTGGTGCGAACGCCGGACCCCACGCTGGCCTCGGCCCACACAACGATGTTGCCATACTGCGCGCCAACGGCTAGGAACCGCAGCTCATCCGCCGTCTCGATGACCGTAACCGCTTCGACGGCCAATGTGAACTTGAGAACGCGACGTCCGCTCATTCCATCCCCTCTGGCGTCGGGGCGGCGGCGGAGAGGCGGGCGTATTCGGCGGCGATGGCACCAGCGTCGGCCTCATGAGTGCCAAGTCCTAAGCCATCCGCGCCACCGTGTAGGCGTTCCTCTTGTGTCCTGAATAACGCTTCCGCCAGCCGCTCCACGTCTAGCCCGTCGTCCGTGCCGGAGCGGTCGGCACGGCGCAGATACGGCAGGATCGCGTCGATGAGGCTGTCGCGCAGCAGCGAGCCGTCGACCGACATTCCGCAGCCGTCCTGGACAGATATGGCCTTGCCGGTGATATGCATGAGCGTCGAGGTATTGAGGGCGTCTCGCAAGACTTCCGCCAGCACTTCCCGGCTCTCTGGCGGGGTCGGGGTGGTCATGGCTGGGGCTCGACGTAGCGGCCGTCAATGGCAAACCGTGCCGCCCAACGGCGATCGCCAATGACGTGACCGTGAGCGACGAGTTGGGTGTGTGCGGCGCGAATGATCCGGTGAATGTGTGCCGAGTCCCGCGTCAGGACGCCAAGGTGCTGAGTGCAGACACGCCGGTCCTCGATCTCGCTGTCGGGGAACTGCTGCCAATCAACCCAAGAGGCTGCCCGCCGCGAACACCGACCATGCGGTGTGTCGTACTGGCAACGCGTCTGATCGCCGCTCATCGCTCTACCTCGGGTGCCTGCTGGCGGACCGGGAAGCGGTATTCGTAATGACCGCCGCGTCGCCATGACCACACGCCGACCATCTGCAAGATCATGTTCGCCTCGATGGCCGAGACGATGGACTCGTTGCCGGACCAACCGCCTGTGCTGAACGTGTAACGGGTGCAGGGACGGTCGAACAGGTCGGGGTCCGGCCAGTCGTCTTCGCGCTGCCAACGATCCGGGTAGGACCACGCCCGACCGGCGAAGTCCATCGCCGCCAAGAACTCATCCTCGTGCTTGATCGGCCACGTTCGGATGCGTTCCAGCGTTTCCTCGGTCGGGTAGCCGTTCGAGTCGAATGTCGGTTCATTCATCGTCCCGTCTCCGACCCACCGGAGCCTCCCCGGAGGGCGGCGCTGAGACGCGATAGCGCGGCCTTCGGCACGACAGCGAGAAACTTCGACTCTCCGCTCCCGTCACGCTCGTAGTAGCGGCCCTCTTGGATGACGACGTCTTTCGCCGCCTCTCGCAACTCCCGCCCCGGATCGGCTACAGGCGGGTTGGCGGCGGCGAGATGCTCATTGATGAGATCGCGGGCCGTGTGCGACGTGTCATGGACGCCGCACCAATATTTCGCGTCCCAGCCCGTCTTTGCGTCACTCACCGTGGGCCTCCAAGGCGGCGCGGAGGCGGAATATGACCTCCTCGTAGTCCTCCTGACGGCACTCGGGAGCGTGGCGGCTGCGCCATTCGGGGCCGCAATGAGCGTCCGGGAGCGCCTCGCGGATTTCGCGTTCCAGTGCCACTATGGGTACAGCAAGCGCGGTAACGATGGCTCGGGCCAACGGCGTTGAGTCGGCCATGTAGACGCCGTACCCCCAGAGCAAGTCGCACACGGCGGTGACGCGCCGCTCCACGTCCAACCCGTCTGCTGCCTCCCGCAGCCCCAGCTCGGCTCGGGCTGCCCGCGAAAGACGAAGGCCGTAGTCGTGGTCGCCCCTCTGTGGAATGGGCACGGGCTGCCAACACGTCGGGCACGTTTCGGTTTCGCCCTCCGCGTCTTCTTGGGCTCGGGCTGCCCGCTCGGCGTCGAGGGCCATTGCCTCCGTTTCGATGGCCCAGATGTCGTTCGCTAACCATTCGACGGTGGCAGGGTCACGGTCCGATCCGGCGTTCTTTCCCAGAAGGCGACGGCCAGCGGCGGTGCGCGGCGTCGGGGCGTGCGGCGGCAGCTCGCCTATCGCCTCGGCTCGGGCTGCCCGCTCGGCCTGTTCCAGCAGCCACGTCAGGTCCGCGTTGATCGACCACAGCGCCACGATGTTTTGCCAGTCGCCGTTGGCGGCGGTCAGGGCCTCTCGGATGCCCGCCAAGCGGGTCGCGTCGTCGGTCGATCGCTTCATGCCATCGGCTCCGGGTAATCGCGACGGGGCGGATCGGGCGGCCCCGGGACGTCCCTGCGCCAGTCCTCTACACCGGGTTTGCCTTCCGAGGTTCGGGCTGCCCGCTCGGCGTCGGCGGCTTCCTGTTGCGCTTCACCGGCAATGCGCCGCCACGTCTCGCGGTCATCGCAGACGGCGTTGTATTCGGCCGGTGACACGAGCGTTGCGGCGATCTGGCCAACAAGAACGGTGTCGCAGGGCCAATCGTTGTCACACTCAGCGCAGATGTATGTGATGGACTCGTCCGGCAGCGGACCACGATGCGTACCGCGCGTCTCGTCGGCAACATGGCGCGCCACAATCGCCGCCGCATCGGCCTTCAACGACCGTTCCGCCGTCAGCGGTACCGCCTCCCGTTCTGTTGGGGTGGTCACGCTGCTGGCTCCTTTCGACGGTCAGGATTGATCCAACCTTGGAACTCGCCGTCCGGCCCCAATTCCCGGATGGGAGTCGATCCAGCGGCAATCCGCGCTACCCAGGCCTCCCGGACAGGATGGCCCTCTGGCAGCGCCTCCGGCTCGTCACGCCAGACCTCACCGCGCTTCCGGTAGGCTGCCGGCTCCGGTCCACCGTAGAAGTCATCGGGCTCCGGCTTACGAGGCATCGTGCTCCTCCCGTCCAACCCATAGTCCACAGGCAAACGTCACGACCAGGACTATCCACAATCCAAGGGATACCCGCAGATCACCACCCAGAGCCAGGCCGGCCGCAGAGCCAATCGCCAGGACTCCGGCAAAGACGGAGAGCGGATAGGCGTACCAGCGGTTCATGGGGCGCCGACCGCCAGCCGTGTCGCACGGCCTCCTCGTCTAGCCTCAACGGCCTCCGAATCGCTTACCGCGTTGTCGACCGACGCCCCAGGAGACGATAGCCCAACTGACTCAACGGCGGCAGTCTCCGGCGGTTCCCCTGGTATGACTGAGGAGAGCAGGAGTACGAGGAGGAGGGTGAGGGAGCGGGTCATGCTGGGAGACCAAGAACTTCCTGTGAGCAGCGGCGTGCTGCCGCTTCACACCAACGCTCTTCGATTTCGATGCCGACTGATCGCCGGCCCATCTCCTTCGCCGCGACAAGCGTCGAGCCGCTACCGGCGAACGGGTCTAGGACGACGCCAGACGGCATGAGTCGCAGCACCCACGCCATTAGCGCAACCGGCTTCTGATTCGGGTGGTCCCGTCCGTCGACTTGCTCACGTCCGGTGCGATGTGCGCCGGACCAACGCGCGGAGAAGACCCGAACAACGGACAGAACGTTCGTCCAGGCCATTTCGGCGTCGGACTGGTCATTGGCCGGTGTCCCGTCCCGCTTATCCCAGACGAGCCAGCCCCGCGATAACGGCAGCCGTCCGGCGAAGTGGTTAGCACCGAACAGAACGGTTGGAAGTCCAAGCGACAGTACCAATGACGGATCAAACGGCTCGTAATCCCCGACGATCGACGTCTCGTCCATGCCGTATCGGTGTCCACCCTTTCGAGCACCGTGCCGGTATGCCATGCCGTAAGGCGGATCGGTGACAACCACGTCCGTTGCGTCCCGCCAAGGCTCAGACAGCCAATCCCGGAAGTCCGCGTGATACAGCGTCACGAGGTCATCGGCGTAGTACGGCCTCACCCCGCCCGCCCCTTCCGTTGTGCGGCTTGGGGGGCGGCGCGGAGAGCTCGTTCTAAGGCTTCACCGTAAGGATGGACACCCGGCTCCGATATGTCTCGGATGTAATCAGCGGCAGCTTTCGCTGCTTCGCGTAATCCGGCCTCGGCGTCGAGGAGGCGCAGAACCACGGAAGGGGACGCGGCCTCGATGAACCGTGCGTCCTCGGGACTGAACACCGCTTCGTCGTCATCGTCGATGAAGGCCCGGAGGAACCCGGCATTGTGCCAGCCGTCGCCCATTGCCTCATGCGCTAACCGTCGCAGCTCCTCCCAGCCGTGCTCCTGGCGCTCCCCCTCGGTCATCGGGGTGGCTCCGGTTCGTCGTCCGGAATAGGCACAACCATGTAGCCCATTTCCTGGAGGTGATAGGCCAACCCTGTTGCGGAGAGAATCGCGCTGTTCTGCCACCACGCGGTGCCGCCCTTCGTGTCCTCGACGAGCTTGATGAACGCGCCGGCGAGAATGCCTGTCGGCGTCACGCGGATCGTCCGGTCTTCCGGTCGCGTCTCGTTCACGAACTCCTCCCATGCCGCTTCGCCGCTACCGCGTCTGCGGTGCCCTTGGGTTTGCGTGGCACGACGACGACGGTGCCTTGGAACGAACCCATCGCACTACCTCCATGCCCCTGACGGCGTGCGTAGGCTCCGGGATCGTTCTCCGTCCAGGTGGGTTTGCCGTTGACCATGACTCGCAGCCTCATGCCGTCGCGCCTTTCTCCGGCTTGCCAACTACGACGAACGGCCGCGGCACCTTCTCTTGGAACTCAGAGCGCGGCGGCGCGCCGTTCGCGCGCGCGCGCGACGACGGGTCAGGTAGGGAAGACGTAGGGACGGGAGAGGCATTCAAATCCGTTTGAATGGATTTGGTTTGGTTCAAATCCTTTTGGTGTTTGGAGTCAGAATCATCAAATCGGTTTGAATGGTTTTGGTGTTTCTGGCTGTGCTCGGTCGATTTCTTGCCAGCACGGGGGTACCTAGCCACTGCCGGGAGGTACAAACAGCCGCATCGGTAGCTTTCTAGCTTGCCGATATCCCTGAGCCGTGCCAGTCCAGAGCGGATTTTGGCGATTCTGTCCCCGCGGTCCATGAATCGATAGAGCGCGGCGCCGATTCCGTCCAGGTCCCGTGGCAAAAAACCGTCGTCATCGGCCAACATCCACAAACCCTGATAGAGCTCGCGTTGGTCCGCATCGAGCCGCGTGAACAAATCCGTGTCGCTCCAGTACTCGCGCATGAGGTAGCGGCCACGCATGGTGAGAGCTGGCATTAGGCGGCGCGCCGTCCAGACTTAGCGACCCGCTCGTTGTCCATGGCGTAGCGCGAGCGGCAATAGCCGAGGTGGTTCGGCTTCCGTCCGCACCTATCGCCAGCCTGTGGCATCCAGGCTCCACAACGACGGCGGCAGACGTGCCGCTGGCCGGCGCCTGGCCTGTGAGGAGCGCCGTTCCTCTGCGAGTTGATCCAGCGGAAGCCGTTCCAATGGACGGGCTGGCGGCAGTCCTGGCACACGCCGGGGAGCCTCATGCGGCCTTCTCGCGCCAGCTATGGCGGTTCTCGCAACGGTGCTCTAGGTATCTCGGGTCGAACGCCTCGGGCGTAGAGGCGAGCGGCGGAAGCTGGCACTTCGGACAACGGGGTCCGTGAACGGGCTCAGCCGTTGTAACCGTCAGAGCCGGTCCCGTCACGCGATAGCCGATGCTCTGGTAGACGACGGGATCCGGGACGGCAATCCATCGCGTTCGGTAGTCGCCACCCGTTGTCGTATGGTTCGAGCTCTCGGGATACCGAGTCCGCCATTCGTCGAGATGCTCCACCGTGGCAGCACGCAGGAGCGGATAAGAGATAAGCACGTCGCTCTCGGGCCACAGATAGAGCACGAAGTCGGTGATGTTGGTCCTGTTGATCGTCCATCCCGGCGAGCCCGTGGCGCTATTGCTCACGAATTCCAAGAGGAGGTCGTTGTAGTCCTCCTCTCGGCACTTGATGTCGATGCCCAATGGCCGCGAACCGGTTGGACGGATGGCCCAGTAATCAACGCCGAGCAGATCATCGTGGAGGTCCGCGCGCCGAACGTTTTCGAGGGGAGCCAGACGACGGGAGAGAATCCGCCAAATGCGGTCCACGCCACCGAGTCGTTCGAGCAGCTTCTCCTCAGCGGCACGTCGACGCTCGTGGAAGTCGTAGTTGCTCATGGCCCAACCTGGTTGCCGAACACGGCCCAGCCCTGGCGAGGCTCACGGGCGAACACTTCAACCTTCGGAACATCCGGCCAGATCGACTCAATGAACTCGTGGACGCTTTCAGGCTTCTCGCTATGGCGGGTCCGCGGTGCCTCAATGACCGAGTCAGGCCTCAAGTGCTCTGGGGGAGGAGACATGTCGCCGCGAGTCGCCACAAGCAGGAGCTCGTGGCGTTGGCGGGCCCAGTAGCCCATGCCGATCCGATCCTTCACCCACACAAGATTGGTGATGTATCGGAAGCCCCACCCCTCGATGACGCGCATCGCCTCCTCAACCTTCGGGTTAGTAGCCCACAGGAACAGCACGGCGTCATCGTTTGGGAGATCGGCAATCGCACGCCCCTCGGCGTCTTCGAGACAGGCGATCTCGTCCGCGGTCATCGTTGGGTAGTGGTTCTCGATCGCTCGTGATAAGTCCGTGGTATTGAAGTCGTACTGCCACGGCGGATCGGCCAGGAGCACCGCGTATTTGCCGGCCGGAAGATTTGCTGGCCCGCTCGTCAGAATGCGCGCGCGTCTCCTCGCCTTGCGAAGCGCCATGACAGATAGCGTTTCGGCCTCAGCGCGGTCGAGCCATGCGTCGGCTTCGTCCGCCGGCAGATAGGCAACTTCCGCGTGGTGCCCCCACGAGAGATTGCCACGACGTCGTGGCAATGGAATGCGCTCGGCGACGGCGGCCATGTTCGACAAGGTGTCTGGTTCAACGCCAAGCAGCACCGCCTGGGATGCCTGCTCGCCGTACTTGCGTTCGCCGTAGTTCCACCAGTCCCCGGCCCACCACTGAACGCTTCGCTCGGCTCGCCCAATGAACTCGCCAGTGGCCTGCCAATCCTCGAATGACAGTGTTGGAGGGAGAGCCAGCCCGGTGTCCGTCCAGATCGCCGGATCCGCAGAGGCGAGGCTCGTAGTGATAACCGCTGGCGGCTCCGCCTTCGACTTTTCCGGCTTATGAAACCGCGGGTGTACCGACAGGCTCATCTTGCTCATGCGGTAGCCCGCGCGTCGCAGAACGGACACCCGAATACCGGATCCACATGCGCGCAGCCCGTCGTACGAGACAGGTACTCAATGAGCAGCGGCCTCGCCTCGCGGCCATGCTCTGTCTTCCACCTATGGCACCAAGCGTCAAGGCATACGCCGTTGTCCACGGTGGAGGGGGACTTCATGCCCATGCCACCCGAGCGGACGTGGTCTATCTCGACAGGCGTCCCGAGACAGGCTTGGAGCACGCGAGCAGGGAAGCCCGCTCGCGCTCCCACGCAATACCCACCGTCGCGCGCCTCGATTGCGCTACGAACGTCAGGCGGCCACACCGTGCCGACGGACGGTTTCAACGGTGCGTATCGCCGCAACGTCACGCCTGCACCGGCTCCGGCGGTGTCATGTCCTTCGTCAGTTGCGTCAGGAGTTCGCCGCGCTCCGCGTCCGTCAGGTCTTTGCCCAAGTCCGGGAACATGACTTCACGGACGGCCTTGGCATAGGCCGAGGTAATGCCGTACTCGTCCAGCGCCGCGACGAACTGCGGTTTGGTGACGAGAAGCGGAGCCGGCTGCTCCTCCACTGCCGGCTCCGCTGGTGCCTCGATTTCCTCTCGCTTGGCGGCCGCGCGCTCGGCGAGCGTCAACTGAGGCGTCTCAATCCGCTCTGCTCCGGGAATGCTGTCGACTTCGGTTTCGTCCGACATACCCAAGCCGGCGAGGGAGAGCGTCAGGCGGCGCTTGGCCTTCGTCTCGGCCTTCATCATGGCGTTCGCCAACGCCTCGCCACGGAGCCCGGCCACGGTGACGGCTCCGGTCGACGAGTCCTCCCGTCCGGTACGGTCGCGTCCGGTGGCAACCACCACGAACAGGTCGCCAACCTGGCGCGGGTCCAGGGACGTGATGGTGATGCCGCGCAGCGAGCGAAGCTGATCTGCCGCAGCTCGGGTGGCGTACAGCGTCAGCTTGCCGTTGAGGTTGATGTACTCGAACGGCCTGGTCAGCGGGTTGAGGCCGAGCGAGCGGCAGACCTCGCTGTAGTAGGCCATACGCTGCTGCTCCGTGAGCTTGGACAGGTCGCCCTTGATGACGACTTGCTCGGCCAGCGCCGCACCGGTGTCGATCTGCGTGGCGAGTGCGGTTTCAGTCACTTCTCCTCCTCTTTCTCCATGACCAGCCGGAACGGGCGGAAACCCTGCCTGACGCTGGAGTGGATCCCGACGAGCGCGTCGCGCTCCGTCTCGGGAAGTTGTCGGAGGAGGCCGTCAGCGAGCGATCGCCAGTCCGTCTCCTCTCGGTCCTTCGTTCGCTTCCAGGTGACATGCCAACCCTGACCACGGAGGACGGCGAACTCGCCCATCCGCAGCTTCACGGCGTCCTCGAGCGCCTCCTCGTTGGCCTGCAATGCCTTTCGCTGGGCGCGCGTGTCCCACAGGAGACGTACGGTCGCGTCCAGATCGGCGTCGGCGATGATTTCGGCGCCGTTGTCGGACGGGTAGTCGCGCTTGATCCGCGCCGAGTCCTTGGCGAAGGGCCCACCAGCCGCGAGGCGAGCGCGGAAGTCCGTCGCAATCGCAACGAGGTCGTCGAACAGCTTGGCGTCGGCGTCGACCTCGAATACCTCGAGTTCGTCGTCGCCGAGGAGCACCGCCACGTCAGCCTTCGGGTATCCCGTGACACCAAGTTGCCAGGCAACTTGAGCCTCGATGTCCTGCGGCAGTCCGTCCGCGAACCGCGTCCGACTCGTCGAACGCTTGGCCTCCATGAGCCGCCGTTCACCCACCACCCGGAAGTCAGGCGAGGCGCCCGCCCACTCGATGTCAGGGTGCGTCACGAGGCCGCGGAAGCGACGGAGAGCGCGGTTCGTCTTGCGCGTGTACTCCTCGCCAATCAAGTCCTGGACGGCGTTCCCGACGCGCATTCGCAGGTTCGGCTCCGTGACTGTGCCGTTCAGCTTCTCGTCAGCCACGTCGGCCTCGCACTTGAACGGCGATAGGCCGAGCAGCACCGGAACGTCAGTCGCGGTAATCAGCGCGCGGCGAGCGGCCAGCCAGGCAGGCGAACCCTGAGCTACGGCGACGTTCGCCACCCTAGACGTCTTCCTCGACGGCCAGGATCACCGAATACCAACCGGGCGTGGACTGCTCGGCCTCGACGACGCCACGCACCTTCACGCCGGTCCGCAGCATCTCGGTGGCCTTGGTAATGGCTTCGAGGCGGGAGTCCGCTAGGACCGAGTAGTGGACGTTGTACTGGACTGCGTTCATGACTTCGCCGCCAAGTCATCGAGCTCGCGTGCCAACTCTTGGCAATGCGCCCGCTCGGCTTCATTCAGCGGCGCGTCCTTGCGAAGCGTGCGGATAGCGTCCTCAATGCGAGCGAACGTCATGTCGACGCCGAGTCGTCGGCCCTCATCCGTGAAGCGCGGCGGTGGAGTCATGTGCCCTTACCTCTGTGCCCGTGCCCCTGGTTGCCGCCGGTCGGAGGGGGCACATTCCTCCGACCGGCGTAGCCCACCTAGCCCGCCCCGGCAGGGGTGACGGAACGGGAGGGAGGCGCCACAACGTGGGGGGCCGCGTCGGACGCCTCGGATGACAGCCCGTCGTCCCCGCTACTCAGCGGTGTCCCAGTTCCGCCGGCAGAGTCGTGAGCTGTCATCCGGGAAGCCGGACGGAGATAGTGGTGCGCTGGTCCCGGGTTCTCGACATGGCCGAAGCCGCCGAGCGGGGCGCGGGTGATGGGCTTGCGGCAGATGCCACAGATGACGGTCACGAGTCGACCAACCCGAAATGTCGCGTGAACTGGACCCGGCGGATCGTGGTGATATGACCGTTGTCCAGGGCATGCTTCTTGGCCGCCCTACCGCCGGCTGTCGCCTCGTACTTGCCGGTTGCGGGCTGATCCCACGTCCAGTCGCAGTCATCGCAGGCGGCCTTGTCGTCGCGAATGGCAAACGACTCACTCATCAGGCGTGCTCGCAGTGCCGTTGCTGTCGTCATCGAACCGGCATCCACCAGAACAAGACCGCCAGGATCACCAGCACCGGAAACAGCGCCGCTTCCCATGCCGGCGCGTATACCTCGGCTCGGTGGGCCATCGGCGGCTTGTGGGCGTGGCGGGGGAGGGCGTGGAGCTTCATCGGTCCCACATCCGGTCCCATTTCTGGGCGGGGAGCCGCGCCCATATCAACCGCGGGTTGCGGACGAACTCCGTCTCGTTCTCGTACCGGAACGGGTCGAAGTCGCCCCGGAAGACGACGCCCCAACAGATGGCGCCTTCGGGGGTCGTGTACTCCACGATGCGGATGGCGGGTGGGTTGTCCGGCGCGTCGTGGTCGTCGGGTGTCTGCCAACCGTGGCCGGCGATCAGTTCATCAATGATCCGGCGCGTGGTGATCGTGCCCATTAGAGCCGCCACTCCGCCGGCCCGAAGATCCGCGCCAGCAACCCGCGCAAGCAGCCTTCGCACCGGCTCCACCCCGGAATACGGGCGCGGGCGCAAGCGGGGGATTCGATGCAGCGGGTCATCGGAGCAACCCGGCTTTCATCAGAAGTGCCTGATGGTCAGCGGCGCACTGGTCCCAGCCCGCTTCCCATGCGGCCACGCCGTACCGGCCAATCTCGTCGACGATGGCCTGCGAGTCCCGGCTGGCGATGGCATCGACGAGCCGGTCTCGCGCCTTCGACACGGCGGCGTTCGTTCGGTCGGCTATACGGACGGCACGGAGTTCGGCGGCTGTCGTCATCGCTTCACCGCCAGCAGGCCAACGATGGCCGCGCCGACGACCACGACCATGCCGGCGATGGCCGGTAGGACGGTCTGGACGTAGGCGTGCAGGGAGGCTTCGATGCCGGTCATCGGAAGATCGCCTGCGATATGGCCGCTCCGATGACGATGCCGAGCGTGATGGCCGTCATCGTTCGGATTCGGCTTAGGTGCTGGTTCTGCAGCTCAGCGATGGTCGCGAGCTTGCTGATGTTTCGATTCGTCGCTTCTATCCAGCGGACGATGTTCGTCGCGGTGTCCACACCGTCGAGGCCGGTCATCGTTTTGCCCCTGCGTACATCGGGTGAACCTCTAGGAGGTCCAAGTCCGCGCTGCCTTCGAGGATCAGTTCAGCCGGGAGAAACTCGACGTGGACGCGGGTGCTGTTTCGCCAAGACTGCGACGGTCCGTCTCGCTGGATGTCTCCGGTGTCGAACCACACCCGCGTGACGCCGCGCAGCTCCTTGCCGTCGACGAACAGCTTTGTGAAGATGCGCGACTCTCCGACTTCCACGCGAACCTTGGGAAGCTCGTACTTGTCGCTCACGCCGCGTGGCCCCCCGGTCCGTTCAGCCCGTCAGGGCAATCCCACACCTCGTCGATGAGGCGCTCGGTGTAGGCTGTCTCCAGGTCGCGGTAGCCCCGGACGCGGGCTCGGTCGCGGAGCTCTAGCAGGTCCTCGAGGCGGGCCGCGACAGAAGGAGCAATCTCGACAAGAACGCCAGCGCCGCCAGTCCGGGCTCCCCTATCAGGGTGATTCGCGGAGTAGACAGCTTCCGAGAAGGTGAGATTTGTCGCGCGGATCATGACACCTTGACTCCAGAACCCGGCATATTGTCATGCGCGGTGATGAGCAGTTCTACCTTGTCGAGCCAGGACTGCTGCACCTTTCGACGGCCCATCTTGTACGCATAGACCGTCGACCAACTGACGCCGGTCATCGCGGCGAGCCATTCCATGCTGATCCCCCGCTCCTCGGCACGTTCATACCAGGGTGTCGCGGGAACCGTTCGATCTGTCATGACGACAGTATCAGCCTGTCCGGTGGCGCTTGTCAATACCGGTCGGCTAAGATTTGTATTGACAACCCTTCTTGTTGTTGACTACTGTCAACAGCGCGCGCGACATGTGGTGAGATGGATGCCCGACGACGAGATCGTTGACGAGCTTTACGCGGCGCAGGACCCGGAATCTCCGGGTCGGCTACTCGAAGCGACCATGCGTGCGGGAATGGCGCGCATCCGAGGCATGACGATGAGCCGCCTGGCGCGTGAGGCGAAGGTCAGCCGAGGCACGTTCTACCTATGGTTCACAAACCAGCAGACGCCTTCGTCGTGGACCCTTGAGCGGGTAGGGAAGATATTGAATATCCCGATCCGCGACTTGTGGGATGCCTACCAAGGGCGGGAGCAGACTCCGACATCGACGGAGGATGCGATCATCCGGCTCATCGGTCGTCTGGACCGGAACGACGAACGGATGACGGCTTTGCTGGCGCGCCTCGAAGCGTTGGCGAACAACGCAATTGTGGCTGGCGTGACACGGGCGCTCTCAGAGCCTCCCGAGTCGCCCGATAAGCTGCCTGCTCGACCGCCTCGTAGAAAGCGGCCTCGATCTGAGTGACCGGATGCACCGGATCATTGACGGGACGCCTAGACATGATGGCCCCCTCTATGGATGATGACCCGCCCATGATGCCGTCAAGCAGGATGCAACCGCAATGACTCGTGAGCATTGGAGGGTGTGGGCAGGCACCGGAAACAGTGAAGCCGCCCCCGGAGGGGCGATATTCCGCATCACGCGGATCGTGCTCATCACTGCCTTCGCGGGCGTATCGACTTGGTTCGTCGCGGTTCCCATCCGCATCGGCTTGCCATTCGGCTGGGATGCCGTCGTCTACGCCCACGCGGCGCAGGCCCTTCTGTCAGGAGGCGACCCGTGGTTGCAACAGGGCAATATCGCGTACGCCGCCCCGCCGCCGAGCCTGCTCCTGTACCTACCCTTCGCCTGGATGTCCGATGCGCTGATCTCGGTCACGTGGGTCGGGATATCCGCGCTGTCAGCCGTCTACGCCATCCGCCGCCTGAACCTCCCGCTGTGGTGGCTGCTGTTCCCGCCGATCGTCCTCGGGGTGGCCGCAGGGAACGGCGCCGTGTTCGCGCTCGCGCTCATGGTTCGTGGAGGGATGGCCGGGGAAGCCATCGCTGTGTCGGCCCGGATCTACTCCGTCCTGCCGCTGCTCCTGCTTGGACGGTGGCGCTCGTTGGTCGCGTCGGGGGTTTTGCTCCTCATAACCGCGCCGTTCCTCGCGTGGCCGGCGTTCATCGCCGCGCGAGAGACGGTATCGCAGACGTTTGCCGATCAGGCGGATTCGGGCTTCTCCGCGACCGCCGTGCCCCTGCTCATCCCCGTGGCGCTCGTCTGTCTCGCCCTCCTTGGACGGAAACGAGCGGCGTGGTTGATCGTGCCTGTCCTGTGGCCGTTCACCCAGCCGTACTACGCCGTGCTTGCGTTGCCTGCCCTTGCCTCGCTGCCCCTGACCGCGCTGTCACTGACGATCCCCATTCCGGGGCTCGTCGTCGTGGGGATGGCCGCGGATCTGGTCCGCGAGCGACTACTAGACCCCCGCGCCCGTCGTCCCAACGGAATAGTTGGTGTAGGTCGTGTAGGTACCGTCCATCCAGAGGACCTGGAGTTCGGCGCCGTGGTTACGAACCGAGACAGGTCGGACGTTCTTGCCGGATGACGTGAGCGCGGTGCCAACCCAGGTCAGGCCGTTGTCGGATGACTCGTAGCGGAAGATGTCCCATCGTCCGGCCGAAATGTAGATCGAGGCATAGACCACGTTCACATTGGACTGATCGATAACGACTCCGCCTGAGTAGTACGCCTGGGTCGCGTCGCCGTAGATGTGGTTGCCGCCGACCGCGATCTGACTGGTGACCCACCCCGTCCCGGTCCAGCGGGCGTAGTTGTAGCGGTGGTCCGAGGTCGAGGGGAAAGTGGCGTAGGCGATCCGCGGGCGCCCGTCCCCGCCGATAGCGATATCCCACATCCAGGCATCATCCGCGGCTCCGGCTCCCGAGTAGACCTTGGTGAGCGAGGATGCGGCGAGAGGAAGGCTTCCGGCCGCGCTTCCATCGCTCTTGAACCATGCCCCGCCCTGGTAGTACCAGTGATAGATCGAGTGCTCGATCGGCTCGACCGAGTTGTCGGCGTGCGGACTCCCCACGAAGTCGATCCGGCTATCGCCGTTGGGGACGTTCTTCGTGTAGTTCAGCCGGACGACGGACACCTTCGAGCCCCACGTCACCCCGCCGTCAGTCGACTTGGAGTACCCCCACTCGGTATTTGTCCCGTCGTAGTGGTCGCGGAAGAAGAAGTAAATTGGGTCGTTCGCTTCTCCCGTGAGTTGGACCGGATTGGCATAGGTCGTGATGTTCCCGCCAATGACCGAGCGGATGTTGGTCGGTCCGTCCCAGACAGTCGCGTCTTCGGGGTTGGTCGAGATGTTGATGTACTGATCGGTCCCAAAGTGGGTCGAGAAAAACGCCAGGATCCGCTTGTCCGAGTCGCGGATCAGGAACGCGGGGTTGTCGTGGTCATCGACTTGGAAGGGCGAAGCGGCGGGATAAAGGCGAGCTGGTGTGCTCGTCAGCCCGGTCGAGTGAACATACTGCGCGGCGTACGGATCACCTGATCCGTCGATGTAGCCGAAGTACGTTTTGCCGTTGTAGTAGATTGCCCGCGGGTCGTTAAACCACGTCCAACCACCCTTGGGCGTGGCGAGTACCTCGAACTCGGCGACTGACAGGACTGTGAGGGCGCCGCCGCCGCCCATGAGTAAACGCCGAGCGATCATCCCCAAACTTCTGCAATCAAGCCAGTCTGCTCATCCACCACGCCAGCGTCGCCCTGCCACACCACCGTCCCTGCCCGGCGGTATTCGATCCAGACGAGGGTGTGATACCCAACGCCGGGGTAGCCGCGATAGTGGGCGATAGAAGACGGGTTGGTGGTGGTCGACGAGTTGGCTTCGTTGAAAATCTGAGCCGAGTTAGCGGTCGTCGAATCGACACCGACCCCAACCGCCCCAGCAATACCTGAACCACCACCATGTGCGCCGAGCGTTGTGGCTCGGATCACGTCCTCGCTGTAGCCATCGACGTAGGCGACCTGATTAGCCGTTGATGCGTTGGCCTGCCGCCAGGCGGTCACGGTTTGGTTCCATGTGTCTGTGGCGTCGGTGACCTTCATGAAGCGGAGCCGGCGGTTGTAGTAGTTCCATACGAACCGCTTCGCGGCCGAGTCTTCGCATTGGCCTGTGGTTCCAGTGATCCGGATCGTCCCGAGATAGCGCCGCGTGGTCGCGCCTGACTTCACGAGGATGCCGTCTTGGAGAACCAGCGCGGTCGCTCGAGTCGTCGCGTTCGTCCAGATCAACGCCTCTAGTGCGAGCGTCGAGTCTACGATGAAGATGTCGTAGTTCGAGTCGGCGGTCAGGCCCGCGAGAGAGAGCGTCTTCTCTGTGAACGTCGAGAGCGTCCAGGCGGAACCGGAATACGTGGCGATCTGATTGCCCTGGTATGGGGTGAAGTACACGGACGTGGCTGCGGTCACGTCGGCAGTCGTAACCGGGACAGCAGTCGTCAGGGTGAGTCGGCCCTGGCAGGGGAAGTTCGATGTTGTGCCGCCGCCGCTGTACGGGTTGGTGACCGCACCCGCCGAATCTTTGACGTGCCACAGGCCGTCTTCTCCGAGGAACGCCACACGGTAGTCCACGTCCGGGTTCGTGAAGTCAGAGCCGTCGTTGGCCGATTCGCGAATCTTGAGTCCGTAAATCTTTTCGTTCTCAATGGCGGCCATCGTCTCTCCTACGGTTCGCTGGCATAGAGGAAGTCCGAGCCGTCACTGGCTTGGAGGATGTCGTCGAAGACAATCGGGGTGGCATGCGTGCTTTCGAGCAGGAGCGGCCCGATACCACCCGGCGCGGTCGCTCCGGTATGCGAATGTGAGTCGTCGACTACGGACGGGTTCGGGTACGTCCCGGACAGGTCGCCACCCGCCGCGCCTGTGGGAACCCCCGAGATCGTGATCGTCTTCTCAGTGCCAGTACCCGACGCGGTGACACCATCTCCGACGAAATCGAGTCGCTCGGCCGCCGTCGCGAGCGCAACGCCCTCGTTCTCGACGGTTAGAGCCGATCCGCCACCCAACTCTCCGCCGATCCATGTGGTCCCACCATTACGGGTGAAGAACACGTAGATCGTGGTCGTCCCGGCGGTTGTGTCGTGGGTCGGCGTGTTTCCTCCGACCCAGACGACCGATCCCGGCCAGGTTGGGGACCAGCCTCCAGTCCCGTCCTCGATGAGTTCGAGGGTGAACCAGCGTTCGGCAGTGTCCGCTGTGACCGTGAACGTGAAGGTGCAGTTGGCATCGAGCGTGCCCCAGTGGTAATTGCCGTTCGCGAGATTGATCGTCTCCGTCAAGCCAAGATTGCCGTGGGCCTGGACGGTGCCGCCGCCGCCATTGATGACCTCGAGGAACCCAGACAGCGCGACGTTGAACTCATCGAATGTTAGAGCTGTCGTGCCTAGCGTTGGCTCCGTCAGATTGGTGTTGATCCAGATCGAGCCTGCGTTGGATGCGCCCTCGCGGACATACACGACTGCCCCGACCACCTCATCGTTGGCGTCCATGTCAGGGGCGCGCGTCGGCGAACTGGAGGTGTTGACCGTGTAGATCCCGTTCTCAGCCCCGGCCGCCTGATTCTTGATGAGGACGCGGTCGAACTCCGCGAGCACGATCCCGTCAACCGTGTCGCCGGCCTCGAAGCTTGACGTAAGCGTGCCGGCTACCGTCGTGGCAACCCGGACAGACGGCTTCCAGATCGTCAGCCCACCAGCCACGAGTTCCTGGAGGACGGATTCGAGATCGCCCGCGTCGAACTTGTTGGGCGTATCGGCGACTGTGACGCCCGACGCGGGGACGCTCTGCGCGGCCAGAGCCAATTGGAGCGGCTGTCCGAGGAGCGGTGATTGAGGCATCAGGCGTCCGGGAAGAAGGCGCCGATAGAACCGTACGCCTGGAACGTCGGATTGACGATGGTGCCGGTCGGCGCCCACGAGATGGTGTAGGTGCCGTTGGTCGTGACCCGCAGACGGGCCATCGCTGATCGAGGCCCGAAGCTGCCGTAGGCCAGGCCGTAGGTCAGGTGCTCGGCCGGCGCAACTGCGACGAGGTTGAAGTCAGGATCGGGGTTATCGGCCGGCCCACCCTTTGTGTACGACAAACAGGCGTAGATCCAGCCCGGGGCCGTCGTGACGACGAAGCTGCCGGTGACGAACGACGAACCGCTGGTTGTCTGAGCGACCGAAACGACCGCCGCAGTATTCGTCCCGGCCAAACCCGAGACTGCGATCTGATGGCTTCGAGGTCGGGCGGTGCCGTTGAGGCCGCCGCCGGTCCCGCCCCAGCGAAGGAAGGCCGCATCGCTGGCGGTTGATGTGCGCTTCGCCATCGTGATCGGATAGCCGCCCCCGCCACTCCGCACATCCGAGCTGGTGATATAGGTCCAGCCGGTTCCGGCTACGTCCCATGTCGAAGCGCAGTTGGATGCCAGAGCTGTCGTTGAGATGGGGACGATCGTCGCGTCGTGGGTCGACCCGCCGCGCTGAGCGAGAAAGCCGATCAGGGTGAGGCCCGCGCCTGGCGCGCCGTTCGGCCATGTTCCTGCTTCACACGAGCCGAGCTGCGTGTCTGTGAACATCTGCGGCTCTGCCGGTACCGTCATCGGACTCAACCGCAGCGGCACATCGAACGTTGTCGGGCCGACCTGGTTGACCGTCCGCTCCATGACCCGGCAGTCCACGAAACCCGTGGCCCAGCCCGGCAGAGCAGACGCGGCGGTGTAATTCGGGAAGTGAGTCGCCTTGACCGGGACCTTCATCCCGTGCATGACGAGATTGAGCCGCGCAGCCTCGACTCGGAGGGTGGTTCGTACCTCGTCGTCTGGGATCGCCACCTCCGCCAGCGACGCTTGCGCCTGCGCCAGCGCGGACGCGTCCGTATTCAGTTGCGGAGCGGGGGACACCCGGTCGACGTAGGCATAGGTATCGCCTACGGACGTGTCCTGAGCGTAGGCGAACTTGCCCGGACCCATGTGCGAGACGAGCATCCCCGAGCCCATTCGCCCGCCAGATCGGTCGAGCTCGGCATCCCCGGACAGTGGGTAGACGAGTGATGTCGGGTTGGCCGCACCGATGATGTTGTCGGCAGGGTTGTTCGAGATGGAGACCGTCGACGCATAGAGCGACGACGTGTTCATGTTGAAGTAGCAGATGACGTATCGACCGTTGGCTGTCGTCGTTCCGCCGGTCCCACCGACCGTGACGTTGACCGGGATGGAAAAGGTGGTCGTGGAGATGACCGTGACGGTGTGCGTGCCGTTGATCGAGGGAGTGGACCCCGAGTGGCCGGCGATGGTGACGATCATGCCGGTGTATAGGCCGTGGGCCGAGGTCGTCGTGATGATCGTGGGGTTGGCGACGGACGAGCTGACAATGGCCCCGCCGACCGCGCTCGCCTCCGTGTACTTGATCCAGTAGTGCTTCTTGGACCGCTGGAACATCGCCATGAACATCTCCTCCGCGCCGGTCTGGCGGAGGTCCACGGCGTCCATCGTCACGGGGTTGGTCGTGTCGATGAATGTCTCGTCAGTCGAGAACAAATTCCCTTCGGTGGTGGTCAGGTACCAGCGCAGGCGAACGATGTCCGTCTCTGCGGCCCGGTTGGCATCGGTGCCGACGAACTTGCGCCGGTTGAGCAGGGAGTTCTCATCGGCCATCGTGACGATCCAACGGCGAGCAGCCCCGGAGAACGGATCCATCCGCACGACCTTGACGTTCGACACGAACCAGTTGCCGACGACCTGAGCCCCGGCTGGAGCGGCGTCCTGGACGCAGTAGATTCGGCGGAACTGGAGGATCTCGGTCAGTGAACCCGTGGGGTCGTCGATGTAGATGTCACCTTCCCAGCCCGACCCAGCGTCGGCGTGGGAGCCGACGCCAATCGCTTCGCCTTCGTCATTCGTGGGCAGCCGAACGCGATTGGTGATCTCCAGCACCGTTGAGGCGTCGACGGAGTAGTACCAGAGGAGAGTCACGGGAGCGGACCAGTCCCGAAGGCGTGGCGGGGACCGTGCGGCTTGACGGTGCGGCGATTCAGCTTTCGCTGGCTCTCAAGAATCCGCGGCCAGTCAGTTCCCGGATACCAGCGGACTCGATCAAGATCGGTTTCCGTGGGATGAGAACGCAGTCGGAGAAACCACGCACGAATGCGATCGAGGAGGGTCATCAGTGACCGCCCATGCCGACCAGGGTATTGCGCGGCCCGTGCGGCTTGACGGTTCGCCCGCGGCGTGTGTTGTTTGAGGAGATGTCGGAAGCCGTCACATTGACGTTGACCGTGGGAGGCGTGCCTATGACCGCCCTAAGCGAGTTGATCGCGTTGACGATGGCGATCCGGTCGGTGGTGCTCTGGCCTGCCGAGTTCCGCTCTAGGTTCTCCAGGTTGCCGAGGTGCGCCTTCATGGACACGAGCGACGGAGAGGCAGACTGGCGGAATCTGTCGACTGCCGACTGTTCTTTCTGGATCGCCTGACCGACGGCGCCTAGCCGGCGATCAAACCCGCCCGTGGCGATGTTGATGTCCTGGCGGATCTGCCGGCGGTCGAAGCCGCCCATCGTGACGTTGGCGTTCGCGCCACCCGTTCGCCGCCGCTCTGATTCCTCGCGGACCTGCGCCCCGGTGTGTTGCCCGAACACAAAGGGCGTCCCGGCAATGGACCGGCCCCTGCCCCCCTCCCTCCCGGCAGTTGGACCACCCATTGCGGTCGTGATGCCTTCTCCTATCAGATAGCCGATACCGAGGATGGCCGCGGCGGGGATGATCCCGCCAATGAGGCTTCCGCCGCCTTTGCCTGGCAGACCACCCGCCCCATTCACCACGCCCGCGTTGATGTTCACCACGCCCGCGTTCATTCCGAGGACGCCCTTGATGAGCCCGGAACCAAGGACGCCGATCAGGTCAGTGACAGCCCCGCCGGTGAGCTTGTTCAGGCCCCAGCCGGTGATGACCGCCGTCTTCACCCAGTCGGGCAGGCCCATGAACATCCCGACGATGGAACCCGCGATGTCAGCGGCGCCTTTCAGCCCAGCTCCTATCGACCCCCAGTCCACCTTTTCGATGAACCGCAGCGCCTCATCTGCGGCATCCGCGAGTCCCGCCCCGAGATCGTCCATGAACTTGATGACGGCGGGATCCGCGAGCTTCGTAGTGAGCCACTTGGCACCGCGTTCCAGGACCGGTAGGACGCGCTTGGCAAGAGCCATCGACAGGTCCTCGCCGGCATCCTGTAGCCGGCGCCATACCGCTTCCGGTCCCGTCCCAGCCGCTTTCGCGGCATTCCCGAACTCGATTTCGAGTTCCTTGAGAATGATCTGCTGCGCCTCGTACAGCTTCCCGGACTTGACGAGGGTCTTGATCTGCTTCTGCTGCTGCTCGGTGAACGAAACGCCGACCTTGCGAAGCGCGGTCACGCCCTTGATCGGATCGTTGAGTGCCTTGCCCAGCTGGATGGCCGACGCTTTCATGTCGACCTGTTCGGCGTTGCCAGCCGCCATCGCAACAGCCAGGTTCAACGTCGCCTTCGTCGCCTGGGGAAAGACCTTGCCCTTGATGTTGGTGAACGTCAGGAGCATGTTCTGGCCGTCCTGGATCACCTGGTCGTCGACCGTCGACAACGCCTCCAGTTCCTCGGCGTGCTTGCGGATGGCCTCGCTCGATTGGCCGGCGGCGCCCTTGGTCGACGCGATGACGGCGTTGGTCTGAGCCTGCGTCCGCGCAAGATCCCCGAGCGAGCGCACCCCCAACGCCACGGCCCCAGTCAGCGCACCAGCGGCCACGACGCCAAACCGGACGAAGTTGGCCGTCAGGTTGGAGACGGCCTTCGACCCGATCCGTCCGAGTGAGCCGACCCGCTTCTCGATATTCCCGATGGTCCGGGACGCCATATCCTTCGCCCGGACGAGGATGTCGATCGGGTGGTCAGCCATCGTCAAGACCCAGGGCAGCGCGGAGCCGCTTTACTTCGGACTGCGCGGCGAGCTGACCCTTGATCGCTTCAGCGGCGGCCTGGTGAGTCATGTTCCGGGTGTCCACGGGGAAAGCCTTGAACTTGGCCTCCAGCAGCCATCTGCCGGCCATTTCTGCGAACAGCCCGAAACGGACCTCGCTGAGAAACTCCCGCGAGGCCAGCTCGAACTCCTCGCGGCCCCACCCGCGCAGGGCCAGGAGCACGTCATAGGTCAGCTCGTCGTCCGGGATGCGCTCGTCCGCGAAGTACGCCGCGAGCGAGCGCCGCGCCGGTTTGGGGGTGGCTCCTCAGTACCCGGCTTCGAGCCGGTCAGTTCGTTGAGCCGGTTGCAGATGAGATCGCGGGTCGCCTCGTCGAGGAGCCCCGCCGTGGTGACGTTGACGGGCACCGGCCCGTCGTCATCGCGGAGGTTCCAACGCACGACGCCGATCTCGATCAGTTTCGAGCGCGCGGCCTCCCAGTCGAAGTACTGCATGTTGGCCGCCGACCAGCCGTACGCCCCGACCCGGCCTTCCTCGCCGGCCCCGAGCTCCGCGCGCAGGACCGCGATGTCCTCGTCGTGCGGTTGTTCGGGGCACTGGCAGGGACCCAGCGACAGATCCACCGTAAGGTTGGGGTTGGCGAAGCGCCGCATGAACTTCGCCGTCCCGTTCGTGTACGCGGAGGTCATGGGACCGAGGCCACATCGTTGATCAGAGTTATGGTCCCGCGGCTCCCGAGTGTTGCGTCCCGAACCCACACACCTCTCACCAGGTAGAGCCGCTCGCCCTCGTGGTCACCGAGGTCGACGGCCCGGTAGCGGGTACGGAAGTCGATCGTGCAGGAGTTATTGCCCGAACCGTCGATCGTGATCCGCCAACGCTTCTCAGTCGGCAGGCCGCCCGACACATCGAAGATGTCTTCGATGTCCGTCTTGGCGGTGGAGCCGATCTTGATCAGGGCCTCATATGAGATCTCGCCCTTCTGCGAGCGCCCGTATGAGGTGGCGATGTCCGTCGTCCCGCCGTATGCCCGCCTGACGGCGCTGATGTTCGAGGTGAAGCGGAACTGCTTGAGTGATGCCGACAGCTCGGAGAGTGAGGCGAACGCGGTCGACGTGGATCCCTGAGCGATGATGCTCAAGTGACCTTCCATCGTTTCGAGGGTCGCGGGCGCCGACTGGGCAGCAGTCATCGCCGAGGCGTCGCGATCGAGCGCAAGCAGGCCGAGCGTGCCGGTCCACATGGAGTTGCCGGGGGATGAGAGCGCGTCGAATCCGAAATCGAAGTCGGACACGACGCAGCCGACGCCGCGGTGTTCGTCCTGGGTCGAGTTGATGTCGCCGTACTCCAAGGTGTATGGCTTTAGCGTGTCCGAGCCGGAATCGAACGGATAGACGTAGGTGTACGGCCCGATACCCGTGGGAGTGATCGAGCCCGCGACGTGCATCTCGAGCGCGTGGAAGAGATCCTGGAACCGCCCGACGAACGGCATCGACGCCGACGCCCCGCGGACGCCTGTGGACTCCCGCCCGGCCTGCTCGCGGTCGGAGTTGCCGAAATCCTCGTCGGGCGATTCGGACGCGCGGTCGAGCTCGAACCCGAGGAACCCGGTATCGACCGGGAAGACGGTCGTGGCCGCGACGGCAGTGCCGACGGCCGACTGCCGTCCAAACTGGATCTTGTTGTAGACCTGCTCGGTCATCTAGGTACTCCCGCGAGTAGGGAGACCGCCGGTCCTGCCTTCACTCGCACTCGGGCAGGGGCGGAACCGGAAACCCGGTCAGGTCACTGGTTGTTCCGGCTCAACCGGCTTCGTCTTCTGATAGTTGCCGCCAGCGGCGAGTTCGTCACGGACAGCGGCGATGTCCGAGTCCTTCATGTCGTTGGGGGACAGGGGTCGCTTGTCGCCCTTGCGGATCCATGCGATGCGGGCGAGCTGGTTAGCCGACAGATCGTCGGCAGGGACGCCCGCGACGACTCCCGGCCCGGTGTAGGACAGGACGGGGGTGGCGGATTTGATATCGAACTCGGGCTTTGGCATGGTGATCTTCCTCAGTAGACGCCGCGTGGCGTGGCGGTCTGTGGGCCTGCGATGGCGTTGATGGGGCGGCGTATGATCGGGACATGCCTGACTGGACGGTCTACCGGCGTCCGAGGACGCGGTTTGGGAACATGTGTCATCCAGTCCCGCCAGACCTGGACGCACTCCGGGACTACGAACGCTGGGAGTACGACTGGCTCACTCGTCGCACGGTGCTTCAGAACCCGCATACGGTCACTCTTAGGGGTGGCCCCGCTGATGGCCGCACCTTCGAAACGAGCATCGCGCCTGACTTTGTCCGCCACAGAACAGATCGCTCCGGTCTCTATTACCCGTTGCTTGCGGATCGCTGGACTCTTGACTGGTTCCCCATAGCAGACCCAGTAGGTGCGGCCGTCCATTAGGGCAACTCCGCTGCAATGACTCTTTCGGCTATTCGCACGGCCTCGTCGTCGTATCGCTCACCGACGCGTTCGACGAAGTTGTTGGCGCGCGCTCCGGGATGCTGAATGTTGCCCATCGACTTGGGCACGCCTGCTGCCCTCTGATCCGGGAAGCGGATGCGGTGCGGCTTGGTTCCCTGGATCACGAACCCGCGATAGTGAGCGATCTTCGGACGCGCCTTGACGATGGCCGCAGGCTTCTGCCGCTTCGCTACGCTGGCCTTGATGGAGCGGCGCAGCCTGCCTGTCCTGCGCGGCGCCTCGGTCCGCATCTTCGGCTCAAGGAACTTGCCAGCTGCGTTGGTGCCCTTCTGGAGCGTCTTTCGGAGGGTCGGACCACTTGCCTTCTGGAGTGCCTGCTGCACCTCGCGGACACCGCGCGTCTCGATGCTCCAGCTCATGGCGTGAGCGTCACGGAGTCTTCAGTCCAGATCGTCACGCTGATCCGAACGATGTCGTACGTTGGGTTGGCATACCTCTGATCGTCGATCTCCCATGTTATGGGTAGCGCCTTGAGCACACCCGACGCCGACAGACCGAGCTTCAAAGCGCCATGTGTCGCATCGAGCAGCACGCCGACCCACTTCTGTGCTCGCTCCATTTCGCGAGGTTGATCGTGTTGCGCTCGGTCTAAGTACAGGACGACATCGAATTCGTGCTCGCCACGGCGAAGACCGGCGCTGTATACGAGTTCGCCCCGCCGAGCCCACACGATGAGGTAGGGCGTCTGAACGGCAGCGTTGGCGGGATGCGATGTCGCCGCATGGATGGCCGTGTAGCCGGTTGGCGGGGTCAGACCGGAGTACCTGCCCGCCAACGCCTCCGCGATGGCGTCGATGTCGAGCGTCATCGGGGATGGGCCGTGTACATCTCAAGCACTCGCCGTTCCTCGCGGCTGAGGTAGGCAATGAACGTCCGGTCCCCGTCAGGCCCGATCTCCACAATCTCGACGTTGCCTTCCTTGCGCCGCGCCCAGGCCGCAGCGACACAGGTCAGGGCAATGGACGTGATCTCATCGGGGATCGCCACCCAACCGAACGTCCCGGTCACGGCGACTGTCCCGAAACCCTTGGAGAAGATCGACACCGAACCCGTGGGCCGGTCGGAGATCCAGATCTCCTCACCCGGCCAGCCCGTCAGTCGCTCCTGGGTAACGGGCCGGATGAAGATGTCGGCGGCGGGAACCGCCACAGCAGTAGCCCCGGTGGACGGAGCGACGGTCAAGGCCGTGACAGTGCGGACACCAGCCACAACGGACAGCCGGTTTGTGTCGTTGCCGTCATAGGTATAGGTAGTCGAGGCGATGGGCGCGAGCACCCGGCCCACGCGCCACTCGATCCAGCCGTTCACCCGATCAACGAGCTTGCCGATGAGGGTGTCGTCGGTCGCGTTCGTGATGCCCATCGCTTCCTTGGCGAGAGCCGTGGTCGCGTATGTACCGATAGCCGTTGCCATCAGGGCAGCCTCATAGACGGTAGGGTGGGATCGGGGGATGGCGGTTTATAGGCGGAGAAGCGGCAGAAAAGCGGCGACTTACTCCAACCCGAACCGCTTGCGCCATTCGCGGACAGTCCGCGGTGAGCGATCCAACTCCTCCGCAATGGCCTCTATCGTTGGGTTTCGCCCTGCTGCGACTACCGCCGCGGATGCCGCGCTGTACTGCTGACGGATCGCCCTTTCGTCGAGGGCGGGCCGGCCACTATCGGAGGCAGACGTGGGCGGCTCCAAGCCGCGCTGCGTCCAAGGCAAAACAGAATCGCGGCCACACGACGAGCAGGGGTTACCCGCCGTCGCATGGCCGCAGAATCCGCAGACGATCCGCGTCGTCACGGACTACTTGTTGGCGGGTTTCTTGGCCGCCTTGTTGGCAGGCTTCGGGGCCTGCTTGGCTTCCGGTTCCTCGGCCACGTCTTCCTCCTCGGGTTCCGTCACGGGCTCCGTAGACGGTTCCTCAGTCAGGCTCGCCGAGCGGAGAACGAAGTCCTCCGCCGTCTCGGGCTCGGGCAACTCCGGGAGCTTGATGTTCCCCTGCACCGGGAGCTTGTCGTAGCCGAGCCGCTTCATGTCTTTGGGCTGAACGCCGAAGGCGGCGTCTGCCGAGCCCTCCGGCACGATGGCGGTTCGGTCCGCGTTGAGATAGATGATCATGGCTCACCTCATGCCAGCGGCGGGACCACGTACAGCACGACGTTGAACACGCCGGCCGTGAGATCCGCCGCCGCGATGACGATGGAGATGTTGCGGGCGGCCGTCGTCTTCACGGCGGTGCTCGCGGTGAGGGCGCCCGTCGTCGGAGACGGCAGGACGTTCTTTCGGCCGGTCGTCCACGACGCGACCGCGACGGCGGTCAGGATGTCGTTGGCAACCTCGACCTGGCAGGCAATGGTGGCCGCACCGCCTGATGTGCAGGCGGTTATCACGTCGACGTAGCCGCCGAGGATGACCGACCCCGAAGGGATCGGGGTCCCCGATGTGATGGCGATGGTGCTCTGCGCGCCAGCATCCACGGCGAAGTCGTACTTGCCGCGGACGACGAGGAGGGCGCGGAGGATCTGATCTTCGGAAAGGGTGATCGGGTTGATAGGCATCGGGCTGCTCCTTTCAGGGAGATGCGGACTACAGCCCGGTGACCGTCGCGAACGCGCTCGGCCGGTAGTCGGCCACCGCGAACCGGCGGTACAGCAGGAGCGCGACCTTGCGCTCGGTGAAGTAGGTCGAATGTTCAGTGCTGATCTCCACGACCAGCCCTTCGCGGTCGACGACTTCGGCGTAGGTCGTGTCGCCCACGCCCGCGGTACCGGCCGAGCCGATGCCTGTCGTCAGATTGACCGGCAAGCCCCACAGACGACGCTCGCCTGCGTCACCAGGATTGCCGAGGATATAGATGCCATCGATCGTCCGGGTGAGCCGAAGGGTTTCCCAGTCGGTCGGATGCATGAAGATGGCGTTCGTGGTGGCGTCGCCGGTCACGTCGACCTTGGTCATCGCCTTGTGAACCGCGTCGAAGCGCGGATCAGCGCCGAGCGCCTGCGTCTGGAAGCCGGTGCGGATGAACACGCCTGTGGGGTTCGGGGTGACACCATCGCCCGCTAGGATGAGGTTGTTGGACTTCTTCTGGAGTCGGCGAGCCAGCATCCCTTCGACCGTCGACTGTAGCCGCGGGTTGTCCGCGACCGCTTCATGGGTCATCGGGATCCACGTCGAGACGGTCTCCACCGGATCAGTCGTCAACGTCCAGGCGAATGCCGAATCGGTCGGCGCCGAGCCCTGAGCAACGGCGGCCGCGTTGTCGGTGTCCGTCGTCTGGATGTAATACTCGATCGACTTCGAGTCCGTCGAGCCGTGCGGGAACAGGTCTTCGGTGTCACCGAAGAAGAGGGCCGACTCGAACGTGCCGCGGCGATCGGCCTGTGGTGCGTGGGCGGTCGTCTGGAGCAGGGTCTTGAGACCCGTCTGCAGCTCGAACCGGACCACGCCTCGGCCACCGGCCGCGATGGTCTTGAGTGTGTCCGCGTTCTTCTCGAACGCCGACTTGAAGGCGGCATTGAACTGCGCCTTGGTCTGGAGTGTACCGGTGACTTCCTTGTGCTCGATGTTCGATTCACCGCCCTTGTTGGCCGCGATCGTGCCCTGCGGCGCGAGCTTGGCTTCGTTCTCGGCGGCTGACTTCTCGACCTGGAGCGCGGTTTCCCACGACTCCTGAAGCGCCTTGAGTTCGTCGCTTCGAGTGTGGAACTCTGCGACCTTCTCGGCGGGCATGTCGTAGGCGTCGCCCTTCTTGAACTGGGCGAGCCAAGCGCCATGCTCCTGACGCTTGGTGGTGAGCTGGGTCCCCAGCTCGGTAGCAGTTGCCATTTGGTTCTCCACATGAAGAAGCCCGGCCAGTGCCGGGCTTCGGATTGCGAAGGGGAGGTTGGTTAGACGGGGATACCCAGCAGGCGGGCTTCGCCCAGCAGGATGTCCATCGTCACGGGATCGACCCTCTTTGGAGGATTCGCGGCGAGGATGAGATCACGAACGGTCAGCGTGTGAGCCTCCAATGCCGAGGCGAGTTCCTCGAGCATCGCCAGATTCGCACTGGACAGCACGCGCCCTTCCTTCGCTCGAAACTCCGATCGATCCTTGGTCCGATCGACGAGATCCGACAATCCCTCCGCATACCAGGAGAGAACTTCGGCATACGACGCGCCTGCTTCCGGGCGGCCGCTCTTGATCGCGAGTGTGCCGGTGCCGACACCGGCACCTTTGAGAACGGGTGACACCTCGAACACGTCCAGCTTGCGGAGCTCGCGCACCCGCTTGCCGTCGAACGTGCCCGGGCCACCGTCGATGACGTTGTAGCCGTAGGACCATTCTTGGAGGTCGGCCATCGCCTTGGTCGTGTGGTAAGCGTTGCGGCCCTGGTCGGTCTCCATGAAGAACGACCCATCGAAGATGCCGAGGTCGCCCTTCTCTCCGATGGTGCCCTTGCCTGTGGGCAATGCGCCATCCCAGGACGTATGGCCGTAAGCCGACATCGGGATCGCCTTCCCGAGAGGCATCGAACCCACGAACGTCACGTCGCCGTCGCTGTCAATGACGTTGAACCGGGAGAAAGCGACCAAGACATCGCCGGTCTCCGACAGCTTGAACTCAAACGGAGTGAATGCCTTGCGGTCGGGAACGCCCGATCCTTTGCCCACGTCTTCCTCCTCGGCATGATCACGGAGGTGTGACACCCCGCATGATGTCGTGTCTTCCTGAGCCACTCGTGAGAGTGCGTTTCGCAGATGCGGAAGGTCGAGGTTGCCCGCTTCGTTGTGGTGCGGGTAGTGGCGCAGGGACCGTGGGACGGTCTTGCCCTCGTCGTCTTTTTCGCCACCGGGATCGATGCACGCGAATGCGCTATCGGGGAGATTTGAAATATAGGTCGCGTCCCATTCGGTCATCGGGCTGCTCCCGTTCCGTTGGTTGAACCGCCCGAAGCCGTGACGGCATCGGCCAAGAGTTCAACGGGGGTCATGTTCAGCGGGGCGAGATAGACCGAACCCTGTCCATCTGGCAGCGAGTTCCGGTTCTCCATCTCCGCGATATCGTCGGCGTTCAGCCAGGCCGCGCCGTTCGAGGCAATCCGGTAGGCGTTGAATCGATCAAGTGTCTTGCCACGGAGCAGAGCGTCCATCAAGTGTTCGGCGAAGAACCGCAGATCGCCGATGATGTCCTTGTTGACCTGTTGGGCGATGCGGACGGTCGGCGGGCCGAGCGTTCCGACCACGTAATCGATGTTCGACTCCTCGATATTTGAGAATGTCGCCCGCGACATATCGCTGAGCTTATGGGGCGGAAGCCGAAGCCCACGGGCGATCTCCTCGATCGAGAACCGGCGGGACTCGAGGAATTGCGCCTCCTCCGGCGGGAAACCCAACTGGTCGAGTTCCATACCCTCATCCAGCACGGCCGTCCGTTGGGCGTTCGACAACCCCTGGTGAGCCTCGTCCCAACTCTCGGCGATGTTCTTCTTGGCGATCTTGGAGAGCTGCTCCTTGTGTTTGATCGTCACGCCCGGTCGAGCATCGTTGGCAAAGGTACGGAGCCCGTATTCCTCGGTGACGACCGCCGCCTCGAGCGCCCGCCGCATGAGCCGGACCCGGCTGTATCCACGGAGGCCATCGAAGCCAAAGCCGGGAACGTGGAATACGCGGTTGTTGGGGATGATGACCCCGGACCCATCCGGCAGCCGGTACTTGTACACCCGCTTGCCAGTCTCGCGACTCACCTCGATGGTCATTCGATCTGGACGGAGCGGCCACAGCCTGACCGGAACGCCGAGTCCGTTGAGTTCTTTCTCAGCGAGCAGGTCGCCCCACGAGTACAAGTGTCCGACCCCCGTCTCCCAGAAGACCATCGCGGTCATCTCGGGGTTCGGAGAGTCGTGAAGCATTCCGTAGCAGGGATGGTCTGGCGCCCGGCGCTTACCCTTGTCTAACCGCTCATACGTGATGAGCGGCATCGACGCGATGTCCTCGCCGATCAGCCGGATGCCGGCCGAGAAGGCGTTGACCCCTAGAAGCGCCGACTCGTGGTTGACGGACGCCCCGGTGATCGTTGATCCGAGCCCGCCGCCAGGCGGAGCCCAGCCGGGGTTCGGGTAGCCGACCGCAGCCTTCATGGCGGCCTTGGCGAAGATGCCCATTAGGCGGATGTCCATGTGCTACGATCCGCTGGATGGTCCGCATCAACGACGAGTTCGAGGCGACGGTGGAGGTTCGGACGGTCGTCCACCTGTACCGCGACGGCACCCTGATCCGCACCCCGGACGGTGGCGCTGCCGAATACACGTCGGTCGAGGAGGCGGCGTACGTCGCCCGCAACTGGCACGCCTACGGCGGCAAGGCCCCGATCGACATGACCGATGACGAGCTCCATGAGCGCATCGGCCAACTGAGCTGGCTGGATCGCGGGAGACGGCTGCTCGCTCGCTGACACGCTACCGGCCCCTGATGAGCAGCCGCACGTTCGTCCAGATCGGGGTCAACGGGAGAAGCAGAAAGCCCACGACGCCGAACGCGGCAGACGGCAGGGCCAGTCCTACGAAGATGAACGCGAGCGAGACGAGCAAGATCACGTCCGACAGATCGAAGCCGCGAACTGCTCGGGTCAGGGCGGTGTACAGGCGGACGCGAGTCTCCCATCGGCGGGCCGCTTCTGTTGGCTGAGGGCCTGTGACCATATGGACTCCCATCAGGCAGCGCCCGCAAAGGTGAGGCGTTCGGTCTCGTAGGCGGATACAAACTTCGGTTGCGACGGGTGGATCGCGCGATCAACGGCCAGTCCGAGACTGATGGCCGAGTCGATCCGGCCTCGCGACTTGCCTTTGCTGAGGGTCATGCCGCGTTCGTTCAGCCGAGGTACAGCGTTGAGGATCTGCTGGGCTACCAGCTTGTTGTCGTCGTGTGTGATCTGGATGGCTCGGACTCGGGTGTAGAGCTCGCCGATGATCGGCGTCATTCGTTCGGGCGACTGCGGGACCTCGAGGACTTTCAGGCCCTCATCGAGCAGCAGCTTGGCAGGAACGTCAAAGAAGCGCGGGTCGTAGCTGATCTCGCGGAGGTCGTACAGCGTGTCCATCTCGCGGAGGTGGGCCATGACATCGGTCACGTCGACCGGCTCATCAATGGTCGGTACCCAGATCCGCCAGGTTGCATGAAGCTTCGTCGGATCATCGGTCTTGAATTGCACGAGGCAGACGCTTGTTGAGTCGCGCTTGATACCAACGTCGACTCCGGCCCATGTTGGTGCGCCCAGCACTAGTTGGTAATCGCTGTTGCCGAGTTCCCAGACGGCCCGCCCATCCTTGCCCAGCCAGCCGTCAACGCCGTCGATCCACTGACCCAGACGGAAGATCCGAAAGTGTGCCTCGGGCATCCCGAGTGCGGACTCCAAGCCCGACTCGCGCATGAAACCAGCCACGAGCGCGGGATTAGCACGTCGCCATTGAACTCGGTCATCGACTTGACAGCCGACATCGGCGGCGTATTCCCGCCATGCCATGCTCGGCGGCTTGCGCCCCTCCATGACCATCTCGCGGATGGCCCATAGCGCGTTGTCGCGGTCCAGCCCAGGGGTGCCGGTCCCCCAGATCAGTGAGCGCTCGCGTTTGCCGTCGCGGGCCAGCATGGATGACCAGACGGCGATTGGTTGGAAGCCGAGTTCGTCGATGATGGCAAGACTCGGATCGAGGCCCTGGATGCCGTCAATGTCGTTGCTGATGGGGAACAGGAGTCCCTCGTTGTAGGGGACCCAGATCCGTGGGGTTGCGATGCCGGTGAAAGTGACGGAGCGCCGAGCCAGCTCCGGCTCGTTCTTGACCATGCTGGCGGCGACGCCGTAAACGCTGCGGATAGCCTGCCCAATCGTCGTAGCGATGATCGGGACTTGCGGCTCGCCGGACTCGTCGTCCATGAATGTCGCGGCTACGCTGACCGCACCGCCGAATGTCGACTTGCCGTTGCCCGAAGGCGTGGGCATGACCGCTGTCGAGATGCCTTCGGCTAGTGCCTCCTCGAGCCATGACTTCTGGAACCCGCCGAGTCGCATCGGCTTGCCGTGGCCCGCGCCCTTCGGTGCCCGACAGTAGGTCTCGATGAACTTGATATACCTGGCGTGGCGGAACATCTTCCGCCACCGGGACCAGGGGCCAGCCGTCGAGAGTTCGGCGTGGCGAGCGGCGTTACCCCGACCAGCCATCGGTTATATGTGTGCGAAACCT